CACACATCCCAATGGTTAACAAAGTACCGAATCTTGCGCTGAGAGCGACCAGCATAACTATAGTATGTGCCAGGCTTCGCGGCGAGACCGCCGTCGTCCGTCCACAAAACTACTTTGTCCCACGCAATAGGAACTAGTTCTCCGTTATTTACAATGTGATTTGAATAAAAAGGTTGTCCGGTTGCATTTTCGGCTAACTCCGCTTGTCTTTCGGTCCACAGGCGTCTAAAAGTCATTGGGCCACATAGACCATCCGCCACCAGTTGGCGAAAACGCTGCCACTTTTTAATGGCTCTCACGAGTTTATCATCAAAATACTTTTCGCCAAACCAAGTTGGATCCCATCCTAGCTTAGCGCCGGAAGCTTGATTATAAAAGTTTTTATCCATAGAGTAAATAGCTTTTAACTAAGAATACCAATTACATAATTATCCAAGATGATGTGTACATCGTCGCCATCGACCGTTATTTTTTCAGTCATCGACCGATCAATTAAAATCGCAGAGCCAGCGCTCAGTTCCTTAGCGAACCTCACATCGTCAGCCCATCCTATTACTTTTGCGCTTATATATCGTTCTTCGGCGGGTTTAAACTCGGCAGGTAAAACAATGCCGCTTTCAATCTCTGGGCTCTTGGGTTCTATAATTTCAATAACGATATAACGATTAACTGGTGTCACTTATCCTCCTAAATTGTGCAAGTGTCGTTGGTACAGAATTTTGTTCCGGATCCACCCTCATCGCCCTTAACTCGCTGGAGTGGTTTAATTTTTTTAATGGCTTTTTCATATTCTTTCTGTGTAATGGCTTCATAAGGTGCTTGTTTATATCCTGTTTCTTCATATTTTAAAAACGATACAGCTTTTAATCGTGTTTCATACATTTCCAAAGCATTCTTTATCTGGGATGCTTCTTCGGGTTGAAAGGTCACAGTTACTGAAACAGAGTTATCAGCCCAATAGTGCTGGTACTGAGCAGCAATTTCAAGCTGTTCCCAGATACTCACTTCGCACTTACCCTTCATGAAATAAGGTTCGTGCACGGGGAACTCTACTACTGATGTATTAGGTGAATACTCATCATCCTCAATGTGATGGCCGGCCTTCTTTAAGGGCTCGAGCATGCTGGAATCTTTCGAAAAACGAATACGACGAATATAGTATTCACTCTCTGGGAAATGTATACCTGGTGTTGAGCCATTCAACAAAGAGACCGTTCCTGAAGGCTTAATGGATGTCATACGAACCGAGCGTGGAATGCACAACCAATTAGAAAACTCACCATCTAACTCCTTAACAAAATCATACGCCTTATCACACCACTCATATACGGTGCGTCTTCCAAACTTGTTAAATGCTTGAACAACTCCCGACTGGGAGAGTCCTATTCTTCTATTCTTTAACATTTTCGCATTAGTTTCTGGCCAGTGTGTGTTCGACAGAGTAATAGTCTTTCCATATAAGTAAGCGATCTTGAGAGTTCTTAAGTAATCCTCAAGGTCATGATGCTTTGCTGGAAAAGTCTCAACCAAGCAACACAACTCTGCATCTTCAAGCTGTTGTTCTACACATGGGTTAAAGCCCATCACATGCAGATCATCATCTCTGGGGCCATCTTTAAACCGACCGCGAGTACGAGCGTTGTTTAGCCAAATAGTGCCAGGCTCGCCATTTTTTTGACACTGACTGGCGGCCCAAGTATAGTCCATCCCCACCTCGGCGAGCATAGAATTGTTTGAACCCCACCGGTGGTGATAAAGCTTTTCTTGATCGTTCTTCATTTGAAGATAGTGCATGTCAGTGTGACTGCCCATGGCGAGTGCTGCAGAGCGGCGTACGTTGCCTGCCACCACACATCTACCAATAAGATTTTCAGTATCCACGATATCAACTGAAGTGATATCCTCTCCAATTTTTCTAGAGAACAATTCTGTCAGATCATCATGCAATTCTTTCAAAGGCTTATAGCCACTAGAGGTACCCCCAAAACCATGAATGGGGGCGCCCTCGGCGCGAATGGCTGAGTAATCAAACTTTGGTACATTATCGCCAAAGAAGAAACCATCTAAAAGCATATGTACGGAGTTGACCCACCCCTCCCGAGAGTCATCAATAATGTGCACATCATTAGTATATTGAGGTTCTTTAAGTGTAACGGTACCTTCGCCCTCGGTATCAAAACCAACGCCAACACCAACCATTAACGCGTCCATCATCCACGCAAAAAGATAACCTCCTTTTGTGGCGAGATCTCGAGTAGAGCGAAAAGCACAATTAAACAAGCCGGCTGCGGTGCGCTCCTCAACAAACTTTGTTCCCATCATCCAGAGGCCGCGGCCAGGGGGCGTCCACTTAAGATTAAACAAGCGATCATAGGCATCTTTGGCTGTGCGCTGCGCCTTGGCGTCATTCCATTCGAGACCTAAGAGAACTACGTGCTCCTTTTGCATATTAAACATGCCTTCAACAACGCGGCGGCATGTTTGCCACCACTCTTCGGAGCCCGCGGCTCCTTCTTCGAATTCACTTAAACGTCTGGCATAGGTACGCTTGAAAGTTACGTATCCCAGCGGCCCCCACGGCACCTCTGTGTCCTTGTAGGGTTCGATGAAAGTATCTGATAGCCTGAATCGGCGAATGGTTTCTAATGTTCTCATTATTTAAAGACTCCTTTTTTTCTATATTTCTCATATCTTGTTTGCAACAGTTGCCTTTGGCCTGAGGCGCTAAGGGGTAGGGGGTTAGCTTGTGCTTGCGCACCCCCACCAGTAATATTTGTTTGCGGTAAAATCTTAATGCTAACGTTGGATGTGTCCATAAATACATTGTATATTATTCCATCTGGGCCATTTCTATTTTTAGCAATGTACATCTTACCTTGATTGTTTTGTTTGTCTTCAACGGTACGGGAAACCGAAAAAATAAAATCAGCGACAAAACACTTATTAAATGCCTCCGATATCTGCTCCATGGTTATAACCTCGGCATTCAAACCAGAGCGATTGGTTTGGGAAGCGGTCCACACAGGACACTGAAACTCGGCCGAGATAGCTCTTAGTTCCTCATAGATAGATTCTAGTTCGCTTCTTTTTTCTTTTCGCACAGTGACCGGTCTTAAAAGATCTGCATAATCTACAATTATGAGGCCCGGCTTGATTCCTCTTTTAACAAGACGAGACAAGTGGGTATGAATAGTGTTGGTGGATGCTGATTTGGTGGGGTATTCTTTAATGATTAGTTTACCATCAAGTTCATTGATCTGTTCATATATTTCTTCTTTAAACGTGATTATGTCGGTTAACGGATAGCCCGTCAAGCAACTATCATATCGATTGGCAATGACAGTATCTTGCAGTTCCAAAGTATATTGAACAACAGTCTTCCCTTCTTTAAGAGCCTCGGTGCCTAAATGTACAAGAACCATCGACTTGCCAGCACCAGTAGGCGCAATAACAACACCCAGTTCGCCTTTGCCTAAACCACCACCGCAAATTACATCGATGTCGCTCCAACCAGTGGGGACCGGGTTCCGATGCTTAGGCTGAAAACGAGCCTCAAAGTCGGCCATGTAGTCATAACCAAAGTTATTGTCAGACCCGAGTTTTAAAGCCTCATTAATAACATTTGAAATCTCATCAAAAGAGCAATTCTGAAGAAGATTGACAGATTTGAGCATTGCTTCTTTGAGGTTTTGCTTCTTGCAAAAGTCTAATGATTGCTCTTTGATATATTCAATGTCTGTTACTTCCTTGGTGTGCATTCTCGCAAAATATTCACGTACTTGCTTTTGTACAACTTCATCTTCATCTTGAAGATCAGTGCGGATGATGGCGACGAGAGCATCAATAGACGGGTGTTTTTGATACTTTGTTCTAAAATCGATGATTTTTTGAACGAATACTCGCAAATATTCTAGTTCTAAAAAGTTAATATCTAAGACTTCCGTGATCTGATCCGCGAAAGGTCTATCCTCGAAAATTAATTGAACTAGCCCCTCTTGGAAGGCTTTTCCATACCTTCCAAAATTAACGCTCTCTGTCAGCATAGCAGCCCTCTTGTTGGCGTGTTAATAACTATAACATCCCTCTGTGTAAAGTCCATATTATTTTAAATATTAAGTGTTGGTGTTGCCAACACATTCCCTGCTAATTTTGTTTAGATGTTCTTTTAGATCTTCCCAATTTAGTTCACCTAAGCCATCATTCTTCATCATCCCGATGATCTTGGTTTTATTAAACTCACATTCAAAGTTTTCTACCGCATACTTAACGTGATCTTTTCCTTGTACAGAAAGTTGAGGTGAATAAAGCTGCATCATCTTGTAGTTCTTTTCAATAAGAGCCTTATCCTCTACCACTTTCTTAAAAAAGCTCAGGTTGCTGGGGACATTATCGCAGTACTCAATTATCTCGTCAATATTAT